TGGTGTTCTGTGTGTCCTGTGCGATTTGCAGTGCCTCTCTCGCTGCTGCAATGGTATTCTCAAGCCTTGTGTATTCTCCGGAGTGGACGATTTCTGATTCATCACGCTGCGATGGAAAAATCTCCATCTCAAACGTCGCACTCGTCATCAATGCCCCGTTCTGATACAACTGCACCTCACACAACGCTGTTCCGTGTACCTGCAACATACCTCTCGTGAGAGGAATGAGAGCCTCGTTTCCAGACTTCTCGCCGTCATTGTGGACGTGCGTCTTGTCCGGCTTGGTCATGTTGATGATAACCTCAACATTATCCGGTATCTCGTACACGACACCGTCCTCCATGAGCGTCACGCCGATGTATCGTGTTCCCATGTCCATCTGTTTTGCAGCGACCGCAAAGTGCTGTGTACCTCCGTATAAATCCACTTTTATGTGTCTGATGATTTCCATTTTCTCACCTCCGTTCTATGACAATTCCTGCTCTGTTTTTTGCAGTTCCTCAAATGACAGCCTCGTGTTGGCAAGTTCCACCTTGTTTTTTTCCTTTGTCTGCGGGTACTCATACATCTTGACAATTCGATGCTTTTCTCGGAGATTCGCAGATTTTGAAATGAGGTGAACAGTGTCTCCCAGTTCAATGGTGAACACTTCCCGATACTGTTCCTTTTCTTCCTCGTCCTGCACTGCCTCGGCGAGATTGATGATTTCTGCCGTGTATGACTTATATGGTTTTGACAGTTCATCCAGTTTCGCCTCCCCGTCCTCCCGTAGAGATTCGGTCGAGGTGTATCTTTCATCTTTCCATGTCATCGTTTTCACTTTTTTGGAATACTGATGATTCTCGACGTAATTTTTTCCGTCGATGTTCAACATCAATCCATCCTTGCCGATGCAGATTAGTCTCGTGCAAAAATCGTATGAGTTTGACTGTATTTTCAGTTTTTTCAGATTGAGGCGTTCCATAAAATACGCCCCTCTGTCCTCGCCTATTTTTTCATAGATTGCAATGGTCTTGTTGATTGAATCAAATTTGATTTCGCATCGGTATGTCGTGATGACCTGTTGAATCACTTCCCATCCGGAACAGTTGGAATCAAGCGACACCGTCCTTTTCTTTTTCACTTCGCAAAGAATCACCGTCCATGATGTTCCTGCGATTGCCTCGCCCACGCATTCGTCGGCAGCGACCTCCGTCGTCTTGAATCCGGTCGGGAACTGGTTTCCCTCTAACTCCTCCACGTTCATCGTTCCGGTACACTTATACCATGCGTCTGACGGTTCTATCTGCTTTATGACGAACTCGTCCTTGTCCGTCCGCAAATATGCCTCCTCTTTGATTTCCTCTGCATAGTGATTGTCGTTCCGGAAATAGAATGAAATCTCTTTGTCTCCCGTCTTGAGTGTGCTTGCGATGCAGATTTCTTTGATTCCCGACAGGTTGCACACCTTTTCGTGCATATCATTGAATAGTTCCATCCTGCACCTCCTACAACCACATCGGATTGTACTGTAGCGTCACGATTGCATTCTTGTCCGAGAAAATGAGGTGATGGTTTTTGTCCTTTCCGGTCTTGAGAAACGGAAATTCCATCATCCCCTCAATATCTGCAAACTTATTCGCTCCGTCCATTGTCACGAATCCTTTTTTGCTGTCAATGACCACCGTCGAACCTCTCGGAATCGTATGGATGATGATTTCGTCCGAAAATCCGTTGATTCTCATTTCCTCGATGTATTCCACCGCCGTGATGCTGATTCTGCACGGTGTCCATCTGTTCCCGATTGCATCGAATACCGCCTCATGAATCTCCTGCCACGAAATCGTCACCTCGTCACTGAACCAATACCCGGCAAATGTGAACTCTGCTGTGTACCGTCTTTTCGTGATTGTCTTGTTCAATGAATTTGCTGTCATGAACCCCATGAATTTGCGTCGGTATCCGTCGAGCGTCAAGGCAACTCCCTTTTGCAGTTCCGCATGAAAATCGCTGACATGCTGCATGACTTCATCTCTCGTCTCTCCTCGAAACAAGACACCCACTGTCACGCCGGACAGTGGTGTGTATGTTTCACCCTCGGATGGTATCAACGCCCCCTCATACATGTCGTAATTCACGGCAGTTTGAGGAGGCTCGAAAACGACCGTCAACTGCTTTGCATCGAACTCACGAATGTCTGTGCTGTCTATCTTCATTCCTTACCTCCTCTTTTTGATGTCTATTGCGAGATTGTCGCTCACCTTTTCCGTTGTTACATTTGCCACCTCGTCGCTGTCGATGTATGTGTGTACCTCTGTCTTGACATTGACCGTCTGCTGAATTGCCTGCAATTTGCTGTCGAGCATTCGATTCAGTCTTGAATAGAACTGTTCGAGCGGGAGGATTGCCTCTGCTCCTGCCTCGCCTCCTACCATCGCATTACTGCCATTAAACCCGAACAATGTCGGACTTACCATGATACCGCCCGTTTTGTACCACTCCACTCCGAACGATGGAACGGATGGAGGGTTCAAGCTAAACGAACCGGATATGCTGAAATGTGGCATTTTTAAGTGTGGCAACGACCACTCGAAATTGAATGCGTTTTTCATTGCGTCGATAGCATTTTGTACCGTCGTCTTTGCTGCATTGATAGGCGTTTCGATTGCGGACTTGATTCCGTTCCAAATCGAGGACACCGTCGATTTCAGAGTGTTGAATACATTGCTCACTGTGCTGCTGATTGCATTCACCGCTGTCTGCACGGTATTTCTTGCCGTTTCAATAGCTGTCGTGATTGCGGTTTTTATGCTATTCCAGATTGATGTCGTTACCGTCTTGATGGAATTAAACACATTTGTGACGGTCGTCTGGATAGCATTGACCACGGTCGTGACCGCCGTCCGAATCTCCATCCATACGGTTGTGACCACTGCCTTGATAGCATTGACCGCTGTTGTGACATTCGTTTTGATGGTCGTCCATACCGTTGTGATGGTCTCTTTGATAGCGTTGACCACGGTCGTGACCGCCGTCCGAATCTCCATCCATACGGTTGTGACCACTGCCTTGATAGCATTGACCGTCGTTGTGACATTCGTCTGGATGGTAGTCCATACCGCATTTATTACATCTCGAATCGCATTCAGAATCTCCGTCACGTTGGTTTTGATGGTCGTCCATACCGTTGTGATAACGGAAAGGATTCCCGACAGGATGAACTTGATTCTCGCAAGGAAAAAGTCGAAAATCGTCATGATGATGGTCTTTAGACCCTCAAGTACCGACTGCACCTTGTCCTTGATAGCATCCCACGCCGAACTGATGACGTTTTTGATTGCTGTCATAACGGTCGTGATGACTGTTTTCACATTGTTGATTGCCGTCTCGATTTTCTCTTTGATAGCATCCCATGCCTCAATGACAACATCTTTGCAGTTCTCCCAAATGAATTGGAATGGTAACGTGATGATTGTCACGGCTGCTTTGATAATCTCCCGAATTGCCATGAACGCCACCGTGATGATGTTCTTGATGGTTTCAAATACATTCGAGACGACCTCGCTGCATTTTGCGAATACATCGGAAAATGCTGTTTGTACTGCGGTCAGTTTTTCCGTGACTGCCGTTTTTACATCTTCCAGTTTGCTCGCAAATTGTTCCTTTATTTCTGTGAGTTTGCCTCCGGTCAGATTGTCCACAAAAGCAAATCCGGCTGTGTAATAGCCTTTGATTCCCTCCCATGCTCCGGCGACTACTCCCTTTATTCCTTCACCGTTCTCCTCATACGCAACTTTGATATTGTCCAGTCTCTCGACGACAGTGTCTTTTACTGCTCCGAGGGTAGTGCCTGCGATTTCCTTGACCTTTCCGAATGCCTGCTGTGTTGCCTGCCCGAAATCTGTTTCAAGGAATTTGTTTTTTATCTCTGTGAGTTTGCCTCCGGTCAATTTGTTCACGAAAGTGAATCCGGCTGTGTAATAACCTTTGATTCCCTCCCACGCTCCGGCGACTACTCCTTTTACACCTCCACCGTTTTCCTCATAGGCTGATTTGATATTGTCCAGTTTCTCGGTGACGGTCTCTTTTGCTGCCGTCATCGTGTTGCCGACGACTTCTTTGACTTTTCCGAACGTCTCCGAGGCGACTTCTGCAATCTTTCCGAATGCCTCTTTCACGGTCGTCCATAATTTATTGACCGCATTCCGGAATGTCTCTGAATGGTTATATAGTGCAACGAATCCGGCGACCAGACCTGCAATCGCAAGGACGACGATTGCGATGGGATTTGCCGACATCGCTGCATTGAGTAGCCACTGCCCCGCTGCTGCTGCCTTTGCTGCTACCGTGTGGGCGATTGTCGCTGCCGTGCCTGCCGTCGTCGCCGTCGTGTTCGCTGTTGACGCTACTGTCGACGCTGTTTCTGCTGCCGTATCTGTGACCGTTGCTGCCGTCTTTCCTGCCAGTTTTGCGATAATCTTGTGGATGATGTCTCGCATGGTCTTGTATGTATCGACCGCCTTTTTTATCCCCTGCCCTAACTTTCCGACTGCAATGGTCGCAGGTGCAATCGCTGCGACAAACAGACCGACCTTGATGATTGTCTGCTGCTGCCCCTCGTCCAGTGTTCCGAACCATTCGCACAAAGTTCCGACTTTCTCGGTGAATCCCTCAATCATCGGAGTGGCAGATGTCAAAATCGTCTGACCGAACTGCATCACTGTATTTTTCAACTCATTGAGTGCCAGTTTGATGTCATACGACGTTGTTTTCATCTTGTCAAACGCCGTGTCTGTCGCTCCGGTCGATTCTCGCATCTGTCCGAGCGTTGAGTTGAATGTGTCGGCACTATCGCCTAACAGAATCAGACCCGCTTTTGCTGCCTCCGATGACGAGAACATGTCGCTCATGGAGAGGTTTTGTTCTTTCGCTGCTCCGTCCACGATTGCAAGGACATCCGCAAGGCTTGCACCGTCTGCCATCAATTCCTTGAATGACTTTCCGGTCTTTTCACGCAGAACCTTGTCGGTCGTGCTGCCAGTCTTTGCCAACTCATTGAGCATCGAGTTCATATAGGTCGTGGTTTCTGCTGTTGCCACGCCGTTCGCTGTCATGATTGCATATCCGGCGCATAACTGGTCGAGTGCCACGCTGTTGGCGTTTGCCGTCGGGATGACTTTACCCATTGCGGAGGACAGTTCTGCAACGGTTGTTTTGCCGAGATTCTGTGTCTGAATGAGCATATCGGACACGTTTGTGACCTGCTCTGCCTTTAAGCCGTAGGCGTTTAGGATTGTGGTCAACAGGTCGAGCGTGTCTCCGGATTCCGCAAATCCCGCCGTTGCCAGTCTTGTGGACTGACGAACGAAATTCACCGCATCCGCTGTCTGCTGTCCTGCACTGATTGCGTTGTATACATTGTCGGCGATGTCATCCGCTGCAATTCCCGTCTCATTGGAAAGACTGACAATCGCATCCTCCATCTCTCCGACTGGCATCTGTCCGGTGTCCATGATGGTGGATACCTTTGCAATGGAATCCTCGAAATCCACCGCCATCTTTGTCGCTGCGGTCGCAAAGGTTGCGATTCCCGCTGACACAACCATCATTTTTTGACCAAACGCCTCAAGTTTCTGCCCTGCTTTATCGCATCCATTCGCAAACGCATCGAGTTTATGGTCTCGCAGTTCCTTGTTGACTTTCGTCAATTCCCCCTGCATGTCGGATAGTTTTGCCTCTGCGTTATTTGCTGCGATTGCCTGTTTATTGAGAGATGCCTCTGTCTGATTGATAGAGTTTTCGCTCGTTTTCAACTCGTTCTCAAGTTTGGATAATTCCTCCTTGAGTTTCTTCGTTTCGTCTGAATCTTTTCCGGTTGCCTGTGCGGATTCCTCATAGGCTTTCTTTGCAGCCTCGACTTTCGCTTTCAGTTCATCATGTTTTGTTTTCTGTTCTGACAGCTTTGTGGAAAGTTTTCCGTACTGGTCGCCCGCCAGTTTTACAATTTCTTTTTGGAGTTTTATCTTGTCAGATAATGCTCCCGCCTTGTTTTTGAGGATGTCGGTTTGAGACCCGAATGTCTTTGCTTTTGCCTGCGTCGCTGTCCATTGGCTTGCGAGTGCTTTCGCCTCCTGTGCCATCGACTTCATCGTTTTCTGATACGAATTTGCATCCGCAGTCGCTTTCACGCTTACATAAGCCATTCAGTTCCCTCCTCTCCTACTGTTTCTCGTTTATTGTCTTGATTGCAAATTTCATGTAATCAAGCAATGCCACGATGTCAGTCTCAAGGCATTGACTGTATGAATTATTTAATAATTTAATTGCTATCTGAATCACTCTGTCGATATTGTCCGAGCAGACCTGCCATATATTTCTTTGTGTGTCCTCCTCGTCATATCCATTTTCACGGTCATAATCGTCGAATGCTGATGTCTCCTGCTCCACAGGCTCGTCCATCAACTCCAAAAACTTCGGAGTGATAACCTGCTGCATCACAAAATGAATGCTCTTTGCTGCGACCATGACCTCGACGATGTCCGTCTCTCCTAATTCCTCAAGTGACATCCTGCTGCCGAATATCTCCTGTGCAATCTTTTGATTGAAAAACAGTGCATCCGACAGGCAATCGCCGTCGTTTTTCTTCATGAGTTCCGCATACTTCCGATACTGTCCGACTGTGATGTGGTTCACGAAATATCTTTTTTCTCCGCAGGCGATGTATATTTCCGGCATCACTTGACGACGGTAAAATTTTCCTGTATTTTCTCCATTTTCTTCTGAATCTTCTCTGCGATGTCCATGTCTACCATCATAAACTCCGTGATGATTTCATCGGCAGAGAGACCAGTTTCTACATTCTTCAAATCCTCAATCGAGAACTGGTTTCCATACAGACGGACAATCCATTCACACATCAACTGAATGTGTTCCCTTTTATATCCCGCTGTCGTGCCTCCATTGATAGCCTCTGACGCATCCAGATAGTCCATGTAGTCATCTGCTCCGATTTTCGGCATCGTGTACTCTTTGTGATTGATTGTGATTCTATGCTGTGCCATTTTGATTCCCTCCTGTCATCGTCTCATTTTCTAACCCGCAAGGTCTGTCTGTTCTTTTTCCTGCACCTTGCTGAACCAGTCAGTGATTGCAGTCTTTGCATCCTTGTCGTTCTCAACAATGTTGCTCTCGTCAACAACAATCTGATAGCGACCATCTTTCTGTCTGTCGTAGAAATCGCCCTTGATGGTGTTGCTCTTTCCGGTGACTTTCTCTGCCTGTGTCTCGTGTTCGTCGTCGACACCCTGCCCGAACTTACCGCAGTACAACCATACAAATTCATACTTTCCGTTTCTGCGCTTTGTGCGGTATCCGAGGGCGAGTTCCGGTGCAAGGTCGTCCTTTGTTTTCACAAGGAAACCATTTTCATATAACTGACCGAAAAGCAATGCTCTGTCCTGCGGTGCGAGAGTGGCGATTTCAATTTCCACCTCTGTTCCCTCGTAGGATGTGATTGTTTCCTCTGTTCCGTCATCGGAGTACACCTTTTCGCTCGACCACTTATCGGAAATCTTTGCATTGATTGCTCTCGCAAGTTTCACCGGAGTTTCTGTTGCATAGGCGGTCTGTGTGTTCTGTGTCAGTTTTGCGACATAGATGTCTCTTAATCCGCAATATCTGCTGCGTACAACTGTTTCCATTTTTATTCCTCGCTTTCTTCGTAGAATTTATTGAATCTTTGTGCTTTCATATAGATTCCGTTTTGAGGCTCTGAATCGTCTGCGTTTCTCGCCTCAAACTGAAATCCATGTTCTTTCATGAGTTTCTTGATTTGTGCTGCCAGTGCTGTCTCGTCCTGTCTTGAAAAGATTGTCACCTGCACCGACTGCTGAACGCCCTCTGCGTCGTCATCCGAATGACCGTCATCCGTCTCCCCTAAATCCCACAGGGTCACATGCGTGGCTTTTATATCCTCTCTGTACCACCCCTGCACGACCTTTGTTCCGGCATCCGACACCTCTTTGAGCGCATCCCTTGCATCTTTGATGATGTCTGCCATCGAATCACCCCACAGTCTTGTCTAAAAAATTTTGATATTCCTCCTCTGCGATGCTTTGAATCTGCCCCTCGGCTGCACGACCCGCCTTGTATATAAACTCTTGAGGCGGTCTGTCGACCGTTCCCCAGTTGATGAATTTCACATAAAAGTGTTCGCTGTTGTCCGATTTTGTCCATCCCACATCTGCCTCGGCTTTTGTTCCGCTCGTTTTCACTTTTTCAATCGGAACTGCATCCGCTGCGTGACCGGATGGATGCGATTTTGACCCGAATCCCCGTCCGGAGAGTTCTTGATTTCTCGATTTTGGCATCCGGCTCGACATCTCCCTTTTGATTATTGGTTGAGCCTTTGTCACGATGTTTTTATTCAAATTTTGAATTTCTCTATCTGTCGCACATCTTTCCAGTGCCTTGACCAGTTCATCCATTCCTTGAAATTGCATATCAATCCGCATAAAACCACCGCCCCGTGTCATATTCTGACACCCTATGAAACATGGTTTCCTTTGAGCAGGAAATGCGTTCCATTCTCCACTGGTGTCATTGAATAAATCTTGAATATATCTCCCTTGTAATTGACGAAAAATTCTTTGAGGTGCGTCCGCATCGCCTGCGTCTTTTCGCATCTCCGCACCTTGAAAACCGCTGTTTCCTCAAGTGACTGCTGCAACGCTGCATATTTTTCCATACTTAACAGGTCGGAGACATCGCACCAACATTTGAAATACTCCTCCTGTTTGGTCTTATATCTTCCGTCCACCTCCTCGGAGGTTTCTCTGATAATGGTTATTCGTCCGGTCATGCTCTGCCTCCGTATATCTCTTTGAGCAGCATCGAGGAAACCGCCGTCTGCATTGTCTTTCTGTCCTTTCCGTACTTCTCACGATTGTCGTATAGGTCTTTCACGAAAATGAGAATCAGCAGATGTTGCCGTTTTGACAGATTGTCAGCATCGAAATTCGGAATTAATTCCACCATCTCCTCGATGCTCACATCAATCATCAATCCAATGATGTCCTCGTCGTCCTCATAGTCTATGTGATTGTATTTTTTACAATCCGCAAGCAGTTTCTTTCTCTGCTCTGCTCTTTCTTCATCCGTCATCTGTTCCACCTGCTTTCATTTGCAGGCGGTCATTGCTGACCGCCCTTTGAATTATCCCTGCACTGTCTCGGTGATGAATCCCTTGACCACTGCTGCCTCGTCAACAGGCTGCACGTCAAAACGGTCTCTGACCTTGATTCCGGTCAAGTCTTTCTCCCACAGACCCGCAGCTTTGTCATTCATGTCGATGGTCAGCACGCTACGGTCAAAGAGTGTGATTGCCTCTTTCAAATCGCCCATGTAGACCGGATGCTTTTCCGTGCTGCTTTCCTTTGTACTCTTGATAACTTTGTTTGATACCTTGATGATTGGATATTTGCCAAACAAAAGCATCTGCGTCGCCTGTGTAGGATTCGGCTGCAAAATATACTTGCCATCCGTATCCTTGAGTTTATCAAGGTAGTTGTAACCGCTCTGGTTGGTAATAATCACTGAACCTGTTTCGATTGCAGGGTCAAGTGTTACATTGAAAACATCTTTGATGCTGTCGAGATTGGAAATTACAACCTCTTTCCCTTTCGTCATGGTGTCAAGTACCTTGAGAATCATCGCATTTCTTGTCGCTTTGGTTTTCTTGGCAATCCATTTGTTAATGTATGCCATGATATTGGCTGCGGTATCCTCGAACAGTTCGGCAGTGATTTTCAGAATGCCCCCCTTTTTCTTGATTGCATACGACACTTTCTTGAATTTCGGCTCGTCCATTTCCGGGAAATCTGCCTCCTCGTCCACGTTGTCGAACGGAACAGATTCCGCATCGACCTCGATGTTTCTTGAACCTTTATTTGTTGTTACTTTCTCAACATTGACATACTGCTCAAGGTTATCGTTGCTGCGTCTTAACTCGATGATGTCTGTTCTGATGTCCTCCGGAATCGTCACCCCGATTCCCATTTCTCCCTCTCCGTCTGCGGTGGTGTCGGATGTGAGTGCGTCTTTGTACACTTTGACATCTTCCTCTTTCGGGTCGCTTTTGAGGAAACCGCATTTCACGATATTGACAAATGCTTTCACGAGAGTGCTTTTCTTTGCTTTGGGGTCGGATGCTCCTCCTGTGATGTCCTTTGCCTTGCCTGTTCCCAGTGCGTCCTTGATGCCGTCCATGTCATCGTCCTCAAGGTCTGCGAGCAGATTGAACTTGTCCTGCAACTCAACAAGTTCCTGCTTTGCTTTCTTCGCCTCGTCCATCTTGCCCTCTGCGACAAGGGATTTCACTGCGTTCTTTTTGTCATTGATTGCTTTGAGCAATTTCTGCATTTCTTTGTTCATTTTTTATCTCCTCTCTTTTAAACTCCGTACTCGTCCAAATCTCCGAGCAGGTCATCAATTTCCTGTTGTCTTGCTTTATCTGCTGCCTGCTGCTCTCTCGCATCTAATGCGTCAATGACTGCCTGCACAATGTCCTGTGTTGCTGTCGTTTTCAGATTCTCCGGCAGATTGTTGTATCTTTCAAAGAAATCCGATGCACACGCTGCGACTGCTGCCTGCTGCTCAATTTCCACATCGAAATATTGTGCGACCTCATTGCCATTCATCCATGTCTCTGCGTCCACAAGTGCCCTGATGGTCTCTCTTTCGACCCCATCCTGCACATGCTCCATGTATATGTCGAGAATGGATTCCTCGCATTTATTCAACTGCTCAATCACTGCCTCGAAATCGTCGGCATTGCCCCACGCCACACAGAGCGGTTTGTGAACCATACATTGAGCACCGGATGCGAAATGCAATTCGTCGCAAGCGAACATGATGACGGATGCGATACTCGCTGCCATTCCGTCCACATATCCGGTCTTGTGACCCTCGTGTCGTCTCAACTGGTTATAAATTGCCAGTCCTGCGAATACGTCGCCACCTCCGGAATTGAAATAGATGTCGATGTCCTCGTATTTGTCAATCTGATGCAGGAAATCGGCGATGTCCTGCGGACACTTGTCCTCCTCGTACCACATGGATTCCCATGTCGCTGATACGATGTCACCATAGAAATAGAGCGAGCATCTCTGTTTCTGTTCATCCTCTTTCAAATCCAAATACCCGACCTTATCCACCTGTCCGGTTCGTTTATTTTTCTTTGTGAAATCAAATCGTTTCATCTTCGGCATTCTCCTCACCTCCCTCCGATTCTTTTTTTTCGGTCGTTTGCTGACCTTTTTCGGTGTATTGCACACCTGCCTTTTCAACCGGAATCACGTTTCCGTTTGCGAGGAGAACGTCTCCTCCTTTAGCATCCGACATATCAAGATGGTGTCTCGCCTCGTTCGGCTTGAGGATGCTGTTCTTGACACCATTTGCGAGGTATTCCATTTGTGTCTTTGAATCAGTTCTGAAAAGAACTTTTTCATTGAATTTGAAATACATTCCGTCATCCTGCTCGTCCGGCGTGAGGAGTTTGAAATTCAATTCCTCCTCATACTGCTTTATGATGAAAAGCATGGTATCGACATAGAATGACAACTGCTGCATTTCCGAATTGCTATATGACGATTTTTCATAGTCATTGATTTGATTCGGTTTCACTCCGAACGCTGCTGCAATCTGCAACGATGTATATTTTTTCAGTTCAAAGAACTGGGAATCTGTCAACTTGATGTCGAGTGGTGTCAACTTCATTCCGAGAGGCACAGGCAGGATTCGTCCGGTGTTCTTTGCACCGCTGCCGAACTCCTCGAAAGATTCTCGGAGTGCCTCTTTTGCCTCTTTGTTGAGTGTTCCTGTGTATTCCAGTACCGCCTTTGCAGACAATCCGGATTCGTATAACTTATTCATGAAATCCTGTGACGCTGCTGCACCGTTCACGGTATCCTGCAAAATCTTCTGTACTGGGAGACCTGTGATTCCGTCGAGGCTGTGTGATGTCTTAAAGTGCATCACCTCGTCCGTGCTGAATATGTATCTCTTTCCGGATGTTGGGTCGGTGTAGACGTACCACAAACGCCCCACTCCTGCGAAAATACCTGCGTCGTCGACGATAATCTGCACACAACTGGACTGCATCACCCACAGGTCGAGGACTTTCAACTCGCCTCCGTATTTCTTCCGGATGAATTTCCTCCGGATGTAGACATAGGCGTTTCCGTAGTGGTTGCGGTTCATCTCGACCGTGTTCCAAAATACTGTCGGTGTCATGAATGGATTCGGTCTCGTCTTAATGAGGCGAGATGTGTCCGTGTCATCCGGTTCGATGATGCCCTCCTCTGTCGACTGATAGAATTTGAGTGGCATCTTTGCCAGCGTCTCCGACAGCATCTTGAGGCAGGTGAAATATGTCACCTCTGACAGAGGTTGTCTCCTCTTTCTGCCTAAAAGTCCGAGAAAATCCAGAGAGTTGATTCCAAAAGTCTTGTATGATTCCGGCTCTGCTGCATCCGCTGCTCCGTTCCTGTTTCTCCACCTTTCCTTTAAGTTGCTGTATGCTGTTTTGAATGGATTCATCGGTTCTCACCTCCGTTCTCTTTGTATTTGTCTTTCAAGGCAAGCCATTCAGACACGAAATCATTTGCGTCCGGCTTGTATTCGTCTTTCATTGCGAGTTTCCATGCGTCGATGATAGCGTCAATCGGGTCGATTCTATCCTCCGTGATGTCCTTGTCGATTTTGATTTCTCCGTAATTGTTCGAGATTGTCCTTGCGTTCGCAATCGACCATGTGAGGAGTTCATCTGCCGGAACGATTTTCTTTCTCTTTCCAACTTCCACGCCCTCAATTTCCACATTTCCGACAAGGATTTCCAGTCTGAAATCAACCGTCGCATCGTTCAACTCTTTCGCTGTCTGCGTGATAGAGATGGAATCCCATCCCATCGCCTCAAGGTCGGAGAGGAATGCTGATGCGTTGTGCGGGTCATAGCAAATCATTTGAGGAGTGAGGTCATACTGTTCAATCAATTCTTTCAGATACGTCAAAATATATTTGTAATCTGTCTTGATTCCTCCTAGTGTATAGGTCGGTGTCACGAGTTCCTTTTCAATCCACACATCATACGGAACTTTGTCTGTCTTGATGTGTTCGTCCACCCTGCTCGCAGGAATGAATGAATGTGTCTTGACGAAATACCTCTTTTCTCCATCTTCTCCCACGAACGGAATGACGATAGCGATTGATGTGAGGTCTCCACCGGATGAAAGGTCAACTCCCACATAGCACTTTGACCCTCTGAAATCTTCCAGTGTCTTGAGGACTGCGAGGCGTTTCCACTTCTTGATGTCCTTGATATACTGGTGATTTGACCACTGAATCCATTGATTCAACTGTTTCACGAGAAAATCTCTCAAATCCTCGCCACCCATGTCTTTGGCGGTAGCTGCAACCGGAATCATATTCTCAAGTGCATCCTTGTCGAATGCGAGAATCGGGTTTGCTTTTATCCAGTTCTCCGGTTTCCACATGTCATCATCTTCATCCATCTGTGCGATATATACGAACTGTGCATCGTTCTCGAATACGCCTTTCAAAAGATTGCAGCAGTATTCGTATAATTTGTAGCACGGAGATTTCAGATTGAATCCGGCTGTTGTAATTACAGAAATCAATGCAGATTTCAGTTTCTTGATTCCACCCTCAAGCAGCTTATACATCTGATTCGTCTTGTGGGCGTGATACTCGTCAACGATTCCGAGATATGCCCTGAAACCGTCCATCGACTTCGTATCGCCGGACACCGCTTTGATGACGGAGTGCGTCAGCAGACAATCAATCGTGTTGTTGTGTTCGTGAACCTTGAACCATGCCTGCAACTCCTCGTCGCTGTTTATGAATTTGATGACCTCTTGCAAAACAATGTTCGCTTGGTCTTGCTTTGTGGCGGTGCAGAATATTTTTCCGTATTTATACCCGTCGAAATTACCGTAATAGGCTGCGAGAATACCATTGATGAATGATTTTCCGTTCTGTCGCCCTAATTGAACGTATGAGGTACGAAAACGGCGATGATGTACACCGCTTTTCGGGTCTGCGGTTTTCTTTCTCCACCCATTCAATGAGCCTAAAATGAAACACTGGAACGGATAACAAGTGACCTGTTCCTCCTCGTCGCCCTCGGCGATGACCAGTTCCTCGGCGAAATCAATGATTTCCTCTGACTTCTCAACGTCAAAATAATAGATGTATGGTGCTGCTTTCGACTTTTCAAGGTCATCGAGATGCCTCTGACATGCGAGTTTGACAAGTTCTCCGGCGTTCTCTTTCCCTGCAATGACATCAACTGCGTACTGTGTGCAGCGGTCTACGATTTCAGTGCGTTTCGCCATACACTATTTTGCGTACTTCGCAAACTTGTTTTCCGGCTTTTGCTTCGGTGCTTTCGGTACGACCAAACGACACCGGCTTGACACCGTCAGTCCGAAATCGCTCGCCCCCTGCCTGCACTGTTTCCAACACCTGTCTTGAATAATCAAGAGACGCTCCTGTTCGCCATTTACGACCTCCCTTTCCCCGACCTGTGTCTGCTCCATTTTTCCGGTCTCCGGATTCACCTGTTCCTTGTATACCGGAATCATGATGGTGAGAGGTGTCTCGCTCAACTTCTTTGTAACTTCGAGGTACTTCTCTTGTGCAATTAGCAGTCTCGCAAGTGCGTCACAGTCCACATTTGCAATGAGTTTGATTTCGAGCAGTTCTTTCGCCAGTTTCCGGAATTTCTTTTTGAGTTCCGGCGACAAATATGCGGGAGGCTTTACTTTGTCGCACGGTGCTTTGACCTCCGCATTTTTTCGAGCCTCAATTTCCGCTTTTGTGAGATGCTTTTTCCCTTTCAAAACCACCAAATCGGTCGGTTGCCTTGTTCCTGCCATGCAACAACAAACCCCCTTTCCGTCTGATGTTCCGGTGATGTGGTGTCACATTCTGACACTCCTCTCGGCTGCCCCCATACTTTGAAATTCTCGTGGGGAGTTTTCTCCGAATCATTCGGGGGGTGCGACTAGACCGAATCCAGTCAAAACTTTTTCGATACCCCCCGCCTCTTTGAAGTGTCGCACAATCACCTGTCGAATCCTCGCTTGCGTTGCTCTCATGGTTGCCTTGTCTTGTTTGTATAGTGCTGTGATTATATTGTGAGTGTTATGACTGACAGGGAACAGGTTCAACGGATTGAGCCTCTGATTCCAGTCGTCCTCTAACTCGATAATGTGGTGTATCGGGTCGGATGGTTGGAGTGCAATCAGTTCATCAAATACATACAGTGCATAGATGTCTATGTTGTCATAGACCGCTTGCATTATCGGGCGAATCGCCCGCCATTCCTGCGATAGATAGAACTCTGCTGCTCGCTTGTCTCGCCGTGTGTTGTTATATACAACGTGCCTCGACTGCTGCCTCTGCTCGCACTTCTCGCACATCTTCATCGTCTGCGGAATCATCACCCCGCATCTGCACACCTTGTACAACATCGTCTCACCCCTTTCGCTGCCTGCTGCTGTGTTTCTTTTGAGTGGCAGCAGGTTTCTCACCGTCGCCTGCTGCCGTGATAACAGGAGGGCAAACAGAGGCAAGAAAAAAGCGACTGCATCTCTGCAATCGCTCCTCACAACTGTTCACGTTATCATTTTACTACGTTGATTTTCACTTTTGTTCCCCATCTTTTCACGGCATTTTCACGGCGTTTTTACACCTTTTTCACGGCAATCTTGCAATTTTCAATCGCTTTTGCTCCGAATAATTTGATTGATAACCGTTCCATCATAACCTTGCACCACGTTTTCGGTGCGTTCTTTCCACAGTTGTGTTTCATTCTGATGTCCTCGTATGTCTTGCCGTCAATGTAGCGCATCCGTAGAGCGTCGAACTTGTATCCCTCACCTGCTGCCTCTGCCTCTTTCTCAAGCGCATCCAATGCCTTGTTGATATGCTCAAACAGAATTACCGTCTCCGCTCTGCATTCACGGATGGATTTGAGGAACGCCCGCTCTGCTGACATATTATAAAAGTCTGCATTCTCCACCTGCGACACCTCACTGACCGCCTCTTTGATGTATCTCTGCATCTCGTTGTAATTTTCGAGATACAGATAGGTCTTGTCGATTGCGGTCATTTCTGCCTGCTCTGTCATTTTCCAGTCCTCCATTTTCTCCTCATAGGCAGTCCGTGCATCTTTTTCCAGTTGTTCGATTCCGTCCTCGCCTTATATCGCCCCTGCGCTGCTACCGCATAGACAATCGCATCCACTTCGTCCGGCGGTCGTGTTCCCTTGACCGTCGCTTTATCCGATGCCTGCTGCACAATCTGCTCAATCTCTTTCTCGCTCTTTCCGGATGCCTTGAGACCACAGATGATGCATTTCACCTTTTCAATCCATCCCATCAAATCGCCTCCTCCCTGTCGGTCTAATTGAAAGGGAGTTCCTCGTCAATCCCGTCCGGAATATTCATGAATCCATTTTCATCGGTCGGGTATGGTGAGGACTGCTCCTGCTGATTGCTGCCGGATGCGTTTCCCTTGCTTTCTGCGAACTCCTGCTCCTCGATGACCACATCAGTGGTATAAACCCGCTGACCGTCTCTGTTTGTGTATGACCCTGTCTGTATTCTTCCGGAAACCGTGATTTTCGTTCCTTTTCTGAAATACTTTTCTGCGAACTCTCCTGCTCTGCCAAATGCCACGCAGGAAATGAAATCCGCTGACTGCTGCCCCTCGCTCCTGCTGCCTCTGCGGTCAACTGCTAATGTGTACCGAGCGACACACAAGGATTCCTGTGAACCGTTTGCCTGTGTATATCTTGTTTCCGGGTCTCTCGTCAGTCGCCCCATCAATATGACTTTATTCATGAATGGGAGCCTCCTTTGCCGTTCTTATCTTTTCCAATCTGTCCGAATGCCTTGACCAGTTCCATCAAAAATGCAACCAGTATCGTCAAGACAATCAGACCGACAACTATTCCGATTCCGACTATTATTGCGTTAAAAATTGCCATCTCTTTTCCTCCCCTATGCGTGATTATTTAATTCTTTCGACAGGTGCAGGAATTTCTCTTTGAACTCCTCATTGCTGCCATTCATGCAGGTCTCAAACATGTCCTCATAGAGTGCTGCGTTCTCTACGATAAACCGCTGCTGTCCGACTGTGTATCTGTTCTTGAAAAACTGTTCTTTGTATCCCTCAAGGACGACCGTCCATGCGTCTCTCTGTTTTTTGTCCACATCCGGATATTTCGAGAGCATCCGGTTCACTACTCTGTCGATTGCGTCCGAAATGACCTTTTTCCAGTCTGGACGACCCTCCGTCAGCAAAAACTCAATGTCTGCAAATGAATCCCCGGCAGCGATAGCAACGATTCTGATTTCTTTCTTTCCTTTCGCAGATTCAAGAATCAAATCCTCGTCATAAGCTGCACGATAGTATTTCAGTTTTTCCTCGAAATTCTCGGTCGGGTTGATGATGATTTCCGGACGGCTGCTGCCCTCCGTCTGAATCCCGACCCCGATATATCTCGCATGTTCTGCGATTGCTTTTTTGAATATCCCTGCAAATTCCTTTTTTCTCATCTTTCTCCTCCCTTACGATGCCATCACCCTGACAAGCAGGTTTTCATATAATTCTTTGTATGTATCACGCTGCGTCTGTAATCGGATGATGTCCTCTGATGATGCCATTGTTTCGGTTTCCCTGTTCTCCTCGACATAGACCGCTGCCTCCTGCTGCATCCGCTCAATCTCTTTCTTGAGGCTGTCGATTTCCTCCTGCTGTTTCTGAATCGTCTCATTGTACTGCTTTGATGTTTTCCCGCTGCCGTTCAACTGCAAGGAAATCATGAGAGCGATGTCGATGTTCTTCATTTCCTGCTCCGATACCTGCCCGATATAGTTATTCACACGGTCGACTGATACCGATGATACTTGTTCACACAATACTGTGGATATTCTTCCGGTACTGCGGACAGTCACATGTGTCGGGAGGTCTGTTTTCGGTTGTGTCGTCATGTACACAACCTCAATCACTCCGGAGTGTTTGTTGTTCTCGTCATTGCTGACTACGACTGCGGGTCTGTCTGCAAACTGCTCACTCCCACTCGTCACCCCCCCTCGTGCGATATAGAATATTTCTCCTCGTCTGATGTCATCCATTGCCTTTTCCTCCTTATTTCACCGCCATCATTCAGCATTCTCTTTCATGAGTGATGTTGCCATGATGCAATATCCGTCCTCAAGACCTGCAAACTCCTCAAGGATATACGTCACAAGCACTCTCACCGTGCGTCCTGTGTTCTTTCCGTCCTTAAACTCCATCATCTCAAGGATGTCGCCTTTTTTATAGCCTCTGTCATTCTTCCGGAGTTCAAATGTCTTTTCTCCGGATGCAACCTCTTCAAAAAATGTCGCTCCCAGTTTAATGTGATGCACTTTCTGACCGTTCTCCTGTGTGTCAGACGGGAGGTTGTTCATCTTCTCCTCCTCTGCCTGTTCACGGAGTTTCTTTTTCGTCTCACGGTCGATTCTGTCCTGTTCCTCTGAATATCTCTGCTCGTCTGTCTTATATGCCTCTTCTCTGTTTTTGTACTGGTCGCACTTTGTACATGTTCCGGATTTCACATTGCATGTCTCGTATTCCGTACATGAATAGCAGATTGATATGATTCCCTCCGGATGCGGTGTCTCATAATCGTCGCCCGCTTTCTTTTCCTCCGGAGGATTCATGCTGTTTTCGGATGACTGCTGCCCTGCTGTGTCTGAATCTGACACGGTGTCCTGCTGCCCTGCTGCATCCTGCTCCTGTTCCGGTTTCTGCGGTGATTTCATGTCCTTAATTTCCGTATAGGACAATTCTCCGTTTTCCTTGTACTTTGCAAGTGCCTCCTGCTGCATCTCCGGAGACATCCCGCTCAACTCATACGCTGCGGAGAATGTGAGACGCTCGTTGTTGAGTTCCTCCCGAAACTCCGGAATCAGATTGTTGTTGACGCTCTCAATCTGTGCAATCTTGGTCTTTGACATCTTGAGCATTGAAGCGATGACATCACGGAGGCGACCGGACTGGAGGTCATATCCCTTGATTTTCTTTCCATCCGTTTTCATACGCTCAAGACACGCTTTGAGACGTTGTTCCTCCTCGATGATATCCTTGAGAGACTTTGTCCGGTATGCGTTTGCGATGATGATTTCCACCTGCTCCTCGTCCTCGTCCTGCGGTGTGGTCAGTTTGCAGGTCGCAATCTCAAATTCTTTATATCCCTGCTTGACAAGGTACTTGAGTGCAAGCCACCGTCTCTCACCTGCGACGATTCTATATTCACCCTGCTCACTCGGCTCAAATACAACCTCAAGATTCTGCTTGAGACCATACATGAGGATGTCTCCTGCCAGTTCCTCAATACCCGGCAAATAGTAGAAATTGAGTTTGTTTCGGTACATCTTGAAAATCGAAATGTCCTTTGTCCGGAATCTTGCTCTCGGTGATTCGTCAACTCCTGCCTTGCTGTTCTTGTTCAGTGCGTCCATGACGCTGAATCCTGTTGCCATGCTCTTTCCTCCCGTTTTCTCCCGCCAGTGCGGTCATAATTTCTTTGTATTCCATCTCGCACTCGATAATCTGTGCGTCGAGTGCATCCAGTCTCTTGTATAATTGGTTTTCAATGTTTTTCGGTACTTTCTCGCCGTTCCGCAGCAATATACCGATTATCTGATATTTGCTCTTGCAGGTCAGTTCCGTCAAAATCTGAATCTGTTGCCTTTGATTCTCGGCTCTCCGGAATGACCCGCATATCTCTCTTTCGGTCACACGCATCCGCTCCCTTACTCTGTCAATTTCTGCTTTTTTGTCTCTGTACGCTCGACGTTTATCTCGCCTTTGCTATTCTGTGAGATGGATGCTTTGACCCCCCCTCGGAGGTTCAGAGTGACCTTTGCCAGTCCTCCGGTGTATATCTCCTCGACTGCTGCCTTGAGGATGTTCACGATGCCCTCGCTGCATCTCTTTTCCGGTGCTGCTGCCTCCCCGAACAATGCAGCGACATTCTGCATCGCCTTTTCTTTCCTCTGTTTCTCTTTCTGATACTCAACCGCCTGCTCGCAGGTGCAGGTCATTGTCGCCTGCTCCTCTGCTTGTGGCTGTGTCAATTTCTCGTCGCTGTCAATCTGCACCATCTGCCCGCAGAATCGACACGGTGCTGTGTTGATGATGTTTCCCATGTTCCAAACTCCTCTCTTTCTGTCGCTTTCATGCGACCTCGTTCAAAATGATTTTTCTGAATATGCTCTCGAATATCGGAACTGCAATGCTGTTCCCTGCTTGGTCATATAATGCCTTGTAATATTTCCCGTTTCTTTCTTGAACTGCTTTTGCCCTGTCAAAATCCTCGTCTGTATATCCCATCAACCGCCAACACTCACGCTCTGTCAAATACCGATACCGTCCATCGCCTCGGTCGATGACCTGTGCGGGTGTCCGGTCTTGCCTTGTTGTGATGGTGTATGCACAATCTTTGATGACCGTCGCTCTCCGGATTCCTTTCTCTCCGATACACGCAAGGACGGACGGTTGTGTCACATCGTAGATGTCCGGAACGTCATCCTCAAGGAACTCTAGCAGGTTTCGCATCGGTGTCCTTATGAGGTCATCAAACTCAAATTTCTCACCATTCAGAACGGAAACTGTGAACACTCTTTCTCTCGCCTGTGGCAATCCAAACTCTCTTGCATCGAGCGTCTCAAAATTATTCGTGTACCCCAGTTTTTCCATCTCGACCATGTATCTGTCGAAATTCGGTCTCATGTATCTCGATTTCACATTCTTCACGTTTTCCCATATCACATATTGCGGTCGCCATTCACCCATATTCTCAATGATATGTATTGTCTCCCACATGAGAGAGGAACGTGTTCCGCTCCCCTCGTCCGAGCCTTTTCCTCGGTTGATTCTTCCCTCTCCGGTTGCCTTTCCTTGATGCCCTGCGATGCTCATGTCTTGGCAAGGTGAACCATGAATCAAAATATCCGGTTTTAGATTCCACCCGACGACCGTCTGTGTCTTATATGCTAATTCCTCACGGAACATCGAATTGTATGACCGCACTGCCTTTTCATTGATTTCCACATAGTCGATTGCTTTTGTCGGGATGTTCAAATTTCTCAAGGCACATCGGGGCGAGCCGATTCCTCCAAACAACTCAAGAATCTGTATCGTGTCATTCTTCACGCTTACCCCTCCAATTCCTTGAGTAATTCATGAACCATGTTGCGATAGTCCTGCGACACGATGCAGTTCTTTGAAAACTTCGAGAGAACTGCCATTCTCATGGATGCCTTTTCCACTACAATCGACCGACGAATCGGTGTGACGAACATATCGAATCCGGAACTTGTTTTCATCCACTCCTCGAAATCCAGTGATGTCTTGTTCTTCTGTCTCATGGTCACAAGACCCTTGATTCGGAGTGCCGGATTGATTTCACGCAGGTCGTCAATCTGTTCCTGCAAATTGTGAATCGCCTCGTTTTCATATCCTCCGACCTTTACGGGCGCAATGACGAGTTCTGCTGCCAGTAGGATGTTGATGACCACCATATCGAGCAGGCGACCGCAATCGCAAATGCAATAGTCGTATGCCTCCGACACTTCTTTCAGTGCATCCCGCAGTCTCGTGACTTGGTTCGCCTCCTGCTTGAGCATCAGTTCCATATCCGTCCGCATGAGATACCCGTTTGCAGGAATGATGTCAATGTGGCTGTACTGTGTGGGTCTTATCAAGTCCGTTGTCCGGTATGTCCCGCCCACGCTCACATGACGCTCAAGCAGTTCACTCATTCCCGTTCCCTCCGGCTCGTATGCCTCGAATGTCTTGGATGTATCTCCCTGCGGGTCTCCATCAAGAACTAGAACACGTTTCTCCTGCTCCTCTCCCAACATGTAGGCGATTGCATCCGATGTCGTTGTTTTTCCGATTCCACCTTTCGGTGACATTACTGCGATAATTCTCATTTTTCTGTTCCTCCTGTTATCTCCTGTTATTCTGTTACATGAAACCCCTGTCGTCCGGCTGTCGCCATCCACAGCGATGCAGGTGCATCCCCTCGCCCACCTTGTAGAGTGTGTATGTGAACCCTGCTCCCAGTGTTATGACGACGGCTGCTGCCACGATGATGATTTTCCTCATGCCCTCACCTCCCGCTATATTGTGATTGTGTGGTATATGCACAACTGTAAATCGCTGAAAGAATAGTCCGGCGTTTCCTCCGGCTTGAGTGGTGCAACAAGACCCAGTTCTTTGAATCTCCGGTGTGTGATTTCCGGTATTGCTCTGAATCTCTTGACCTCTGCATCTCCTATCTGTGCGACGATGTCCTTGTCAACCTCCATGTTTGCGAAATACTGGTTGTATATCTCCTCACCGTCCTTGATGACCCGAACCCTGTCCGGACTTTCAAGCAACGTCATAACATCCTTGACCGTCATCCTGCTGCGCCTCCCTGTTTCCCTCTCGGCTTGCTCTCTTTGATTTCCCCGTTCTTGAGGATGCTGTTGTTCGGGATGCTCATTCTCCGTTTTTTCTCCATGTGTTCCCAGTCCGAAAGATTCAGATATTCCTCAAGGACTTTTACCGCCTCCTCTGCCGAATAGCATGTCACAACGAAATGTCCTACTGCTGCCATGTCTGCAAGAAACTCTTTTTGTGTCTCCTGCTGCCTGTTATCACCGAATTTCATCTCGATGTACAATCCGCAGTACAGTCCTTTCGGGTACGGGAGGCATAAATCAGATACACCCGCCTTGACACCCATCTGTTTGAGTTTGACCGCCTCCTGCTTGTTCCTGCTGCCTCCGTTCGGTACATGATGCAGCCATTTCAATTCCGGATAACGATTCATATTCCAGTTCGCCCACGACACGACGTTGATTTGCTCCGTGTCCTCACTCCTCATTGCATATCTCATGTTCATTCTCTTTCACCTCTTTCCTGCTGTCTGTGTCCTGCTTGCACATGTCATAATATTCGCAGAACAGACACGCATGTCTGCAATCCTTGACCCTCAACATGTGCAGAATCCTCTCAATCACCTGCATCTTGCTCCAACTCCTCCTCGATTTCTTTCATCCGGTTCATGATGGTCTGGTTGTATTCGTACACATAGATTCCCTTTTTCCAGAGATTCCGTTTTGCTCCCTGCTCCCCGTAATTGTAAGCTGCGAGTGCGTCTTGAACCGTTCCGTATCTCTCAATCAGTTCTGACAGGTAATCAATCCCGACAAGTACATTCTGATATGGATTCCGGAGGTCTGTGACGTTCAGACGCTCCATTCTGTCCTTGTGCCACTCCTCATATATCTGCATGTATCCGATGGAATGACCATCATCGCCGACCTCGTCGAATTTATATCCGGATTCTTTCTCAATCAGTGCGACCACAAGGTCGTATCTGACCCCGTACTGCTTGCAAACGCAATATGTATACACCTGCATCTTTTCGGGGAAATAGCCTCCTGTCTGGTCATATTCCTCCGGTATCTCATAGAACACGAATCCGTCTGCCTCGTCTCCCCAGTCTGCCGACATGGTGTCAAATACTGCGTACCTGTCCGGTTCTGTGTCCTGCTCCTGCTGCCATGTTCGCACCTGCTCAAGTATTGCATTTTGTCCGGATGCCTCTCTTTTCTCGTCGATTCTCTGCATCCGTGCATTGAACTCCTGCGACTGCTGCTCGGTCTCCCCGAATGCCTTGCTGTCATACATAATCGAACAGGTCAGCACCATGCCCGCAACCGCAGTCAGTAAAACCACTGTCGTCATACATGCCCGCCATTGTCCTCCTTTCGCTCGTTCTGTTCTTTCTGTCCTCATTGCTACCTCTCTTTCTCATTCTCGCCCGTATATAGAACATTGCATTGAAATCGTTGTAATAGATTCCCGCATCCGTGAACTCAAAATCCGGATACCATTTCATCATCTGCTCACGCACCTGCTCATGACCTTTCCTCATGGTCTCGACGTATGTTCCGATTTTCTTATAGCCTCCGGTCTTTGCGGTCGGACGCTTGGAATGAACCACCTTGATGTCGGGGTCTCTCAATCCCTGCGAGGAGTTCCACCGTTTCTCCGATTTCACTCTGTTCTTTTCCTCGACGATGTATTTCGCCATTCCAGTCAATCCGTTCTCGTCCTTTTGCAGCCTCCGAACCTCGTTCCTGCTGCTCTGATTCCAACATCTCTCGACCACATCCATGTCCATGTCGCCATCCATGACAATGTGATGATGCCACCGGATTTCCTCTGTCGGATTGTAGGCGGTCACATAGATGTATCTTGCATTCGGGAGACCTCTTTTCTTTCTCTGGTAATTCACCCGACGGATGAACTTTTGCACATTCTTGATTGCTGCGTCGATATCTCCATCCGGAGGGAGATGCTCGTCATCATAGGTCAATGTGAGCCACAAATCTCTATCTGTGAAATTCTCGTTGATAAGGCGTTCCACATACTTCCTTGCATTCTTATCATTCAGATTCCTTTGAGCCTTGTCGTTGTCCTTTTTGATTCTCTGACCCTCCGGAGGTACTTCATCCATTTTCTTGAACTGTGGATATATCTCAACCTCAAACTGGTCTCCTGCTCGTATCTCTTTGAGCGCATACACCGCCTTTCTCCCATGCTTGAACATCTGCTCCACGAAAAACTCGTGCATGTCCTCAAGGCTCTTGTTGTATGCTGCCTCATAGTCATACGGGATGAATGTCATTCCTCTCTTTCTCTTTGCCATTCTGACACCGTTCCTCCTGCTGCCTTTAATATACTTTTTCAACGACTTGTTACTATCCATCACAAGGTCGTCAAAATGGTCTAAAACCTTTTGATTCTGCGGGTTTTCCCGCTTTTTCGTGCTTGCATTATGGTGTCAGATTTGCTATAATATTTTTAGTTGAAAAATTTATCAATCGACACCGATTGACACGAGGATGACCGTTCGCAGCGGTCATCCTTTTTTTGTCATCATGCTGCTTTTTCTTTCTTCGAGACGCTCACGGTGATTTTCACCTGTTCACGCTCGGAGATGATTCTCGCTAATGTCTCATACAGTTTCTTGATGTTCTGTTCACTCACCTGTCGCACCTCCAATCTATCGAAAAGGCTCTCGCCTGTTGTTTTCGTGTTCTGTCTGATGGCTTAGGCAGTCGTTGCAACTGCCCCTTTCTGCTCCCATCTGCGACGCTCCTCGACTTTTCCTGCTGCCTTGCCCTCTGCGTATGCAGACATGACCATGATTGCCATTGACTTTCCCTCAAGGTCAGAAATGCTCATGAATCTCTCTGCCATGTTCTCGATTGCTGTCTTTTTCTCGTTTCTTGTCATAAATCAACGCCTCCTCTCAATAATCATCCTCAATCTGTTCCTCTGCCTCTGTGTAATACTCCCCGTCATATCCCTTTGACATGATTCTCTGATAACATCTGTCACACACCAGTCTGAAAGGGATTCCGTGACAGTCTTTTGTGAAATACATATCCATGCGGTCTGTCTCTTTCTTGCAGACTGGACACGTCCGAATGTCTCGCTCCTCATTGAAATTTTGCATGTTCTGCATCTTGTTTCCTCCTGTCGGTGGTTCTCTCGGTCTTTTCATCCCGTCCACCTGCTTTCCGGCATTGTCTACCGTGGCGATGCTTTTCACATTAAAAATCATCAAAAACCTGTTGACCATCCACGCACTTTCTAGCAGGTGCGACCGCTGCCATGTTTCCCACGGTATCTCTGACGCTGTCTCTCGGCTTGCCATCATCAGAGCGTCGGTTGCCATCCGGACGCTGACGGGGCAACTGCTGCCCCGTTTCGGCTTTAATAATGCAGTTCTATCGGTTTTCCTTTTTCGTCGATGCAATTCTCATAATCAAAATCGAACCATCCATCTAAATCCAGATTTTTTCCGTCTTTTGCTAACTGCTCGAAATCCTTTTCCTCAAGTGGCTTGATGATGTATTTTCCTGTTTTGATGTCGATGTCCACCAGTTCCACATATTCGATGTGGTAATAGCATCCGTTCGGGGTCATTCTGTAACCGCTCCGGTCTCTCACTGCCATTCTCTTGGTGTTCTTTTTCTTCTCCGGCTGCGGGATGCTCTTGAGCATCGGTCTCATGCTTTTCACAAATTCGGCTTTTTCGAGATTGCTGCTCATGTATAATGTCTCGATTGCTTTGTACTGCTCCTCTGTCACGGTTCTGCCTGCGAGTGATTCAAATTCAGATTTCATCATGGTGTTTTTCCCCCTTTATTCCACTGTGTACGGTACTTCATCCCCGCCCATTTCTTTGATTTTCTGTCCGATTAAATCTCTGACCACCCATAATTTTGATAGGTGTCCGATGACGAACCCTTGTGTTTCTATTGATTCTCTCTGCATGTCTTGCAGTATTTCGATAACCTCATTTCTTGAGTACATCTCTTTATTTTTCATCCTGCATCGCCTCCTGTTTTCCTCTTTGCCGTTGAGGTGCTACCCTTTAGAAGTAGCACTCTCTGAATTTTGCCTGCTGCGGTGAGTATCTGAAATAACTCATTGCGTTCTGTACATCGCAGTATGTACAACCGATTTTTTCAACCACCTCTGTGATGTGAAGGTTGAGGATGTTGTTCGCACCCTTTTCAATGATTAAATTCTTGACCGCATCTCTGACCTGCTTTGTATTTGATTTCATGTTTTTGTCCTCCTGTTTGTATCTTATATGAACATGATAGTTCATTAAAGATATGTTGTCAATATGTTTTTGTATCTTTAATGAACTTTTTTTGTTGATTTTTGTTTCGGTGGGTGTTATGCTTTAGAAAAAGAGGAGGTGATTCAGTATGACGCAAGGTGAGCGTGTAAAAGAAGTTCGCAAGGCTCTCGGTCTTACTCTTGAGAAATTTGGTGAAAGACTGGGATTGAAAAAAAATGCTATTAGTCAAATTGAAACGGGAAAAAATTCTCTCACCGAACAAAATACTAAAGCAATTTGTCGTGAGTTCAGTGTTGATTATATGTGGTTGACGACTGGTGAGGGAGAAATGTTCATCGACACGGACGACGATTTCATCGAACGCATTGACCGCATCATGGTGGGCGAGGACGAGGCACGAAAAAACCTTTTCAAATTCATGCTTGAGTTGAGCGATGATGACATCGCAGCACTCGACCGCTTAATGAAAAAGGCGATTGAGTTCACACAGAATAATTCAGATAAAGAAAAAGACTGACAGTCTTTTCAACTGTCAGCCTCATGGGTGTACAGATACGCCACGAATTTATATATCCTCTTGAGGATGCGTTCGTTGTGTATCTTCCCGACTATTTCAACAATAGCCTCTGTGTAGTTCAAGGGGAACACCCCCTTTCCGATTACAGTGTATCACATATTTCCATGATTGTGGAAATATCGAGGTCGATTTCCATAATCGTGGAAATCTTTCCTCCTGCTGCCAGAATCCCGCTGCAATGTGATACAATTATTTGTATTCGGATTCAAACAGGTCAGTGATGTTCACGCCTAACGCAATCGCTATCATTTCAAGCTGAAATAACGTCGGCGACACCTTACCGTTTTCGATGTTGTTTATCGTAGATTTTCCGATTCCGGATTTCTTCGATAACTCCATCAATGTGAACCCTTTTGAGGTTCTCATTTCCCAAACGAGAATTTTCATCCTGCTCACCTCCTTTCTCAAGGAAAGTGTACAGATTGAAAACTCACCGAAATGGAGGTATGTTCATGAAATACGGTGTCCGAAAACCGAATATCAAAAAAAGCATCAAGGCACGAACGACCGGAAAGGTCAAACGGCAGGTCAAAAAGGCAGTCAATCCCCTTTATGGTAAAAAGGGAATGGGAATCATCAACGACCCGAAAAAAGCTGCATACAATGCTGTTTATAGCAGGACGACCGTCGGCGTGTCCGACCTCATAAAAAGTCCAACACCCGCAACCCAAAAACCTGCTGCAAGCGTTCCCCGCACTGCTCCGCAGGGAGGAAACTATTCCGACCGCATGTATAATGTTTGCGGAATGCTCATGATTGTTCTCGGTGTTATCTTTGCACTTTTAGGATTGATTCTGCTGCTCGCTGTTCCTGTTGGTGGAATCGTGGCTCTTGCCGTTGGTGTGATTTGTGTCATCATCGGGCGCAAATATAGAGAAGTCGTCAAAGGACGGCATTTGAATGAATAAGAAAAGTAAATAAAAAAGAGCAGCCTCCACGCCAATGGAAACCGCTCTTTGATAACATATATCTATCGCACAAGTACGATTGATAAAATGTCACCCGCAAGTCTCATTTTACCATAAAACCGTGCTTGTGCATAGGTTTTATTTTTTTACCCTTTTTTGATTGGAGTTGATAAAATGAGACGCAAAACAACCGCTCCTGTCGAGAAAATCCTGCTCCGTGTGGCAATCTATATCCGTGTTTCGACCGATAAACAGGTCAAGGACGGGGATTCCATGCGTGACCAGTTGGCGACAGGACAAAAATACATAGATAGTCATGAGAATATGATTCTCGTTGATACCTACATCGATGACGGTATCTCTGGACAGAAGTTGAAACGAGACGACTTTCAACGCCTCCTCGATGATGTCCGTGCAGGCAGAATCGACCTCATTATTTTCACCCGCCTCGACCGTTGGTTCAGAAACCTCCGTCACTATCTGAATACGCAGGACATTCTCGACAAGCACGGGGTTTCGTGGACTGCCATCGAGCAGCCTTATTTCGATACCTCCACACCTCACGGTCGTGCTTTCGTCAATAATTCAATGATATGGGCAGAACTTGAGGCGCAAAATGATTCCGACCGAATCCTCGACGTGTTCGATGACAAGGTCGACAACGGTGAGGTTCTTTCCGGTTCAACGCCCATCGGTTACAAAATCGAGAGCAAGCACCTCGTACCGGATGACGATGCTCCGACCGCCGTTTCCATTTTCCAATATTATCGCAAGAGTGGAAACTTGAGCATGACACTCCGATATATGGAGAGTGAGTTCGGACTTGTCCGGTCTGCTGCCAGTCTCAAGAATATGCTCACGAATACGAAATACATCGGAGAGTTTCGAGATAATAAAAATTATTGTCCTGCTATCATTGACCGAGACCTGTTCTTTGATGTGCAGCGACTTCTCGACATCAATATCAAGGACGGCAAAAAGCACGATTATATTTTCGGTGGTCTCGTTGTCTGCGACGATTGCGACCATATCATGAGCGGATGTCAGCAACGCTCCGCAGGACGTATCCGTGCAGACGGTACACGCACCGTATACAAATACAGTGTGTACCGCTGCCGACAAGGGGTGAATCTGCATCGCTGCCCGAACCGCAAACTCGTTTTCGAGAAAACCCTTGAAAGCATGTTGCTCGACCGTGTCCGTCCGGAACTTGAGAATTATATTGCAGAGTATGAGGTCGCAAATCTTCCGGCATTGCGTACCGATGCCAAACGCCGGAGTGTTGAGAGTAAAATGCAGAAATTGAAAGACCTATATTTGAATGACCTCATAACAATGGACGAGTTCAAACTGGACAGGGAAAAGCTATTGATGCAGCTTGAGAAAATCAACGCAGAGGATTCACGTCCTATCAAAGATTTGTCGTATCTGAAAAGTTTTTTGAAAATGGATTTTGAAAGTGTGTATGATTCTTTGTCCATACCGGAAAGACGGGAGTTGTGGCGTTCCATTGTCAAGGAAATCCGTGTTGACCATGACAAAAACATTCATATTATTTTTTTATGATTGTTGTACTACTAACTTACCCCCTCCGGTCGGCTCATCCGCAAATATAATTTCCGGACGATTCACCAGTGCTCTTGCAATTGCTACTCTCTGCT